TTATACCACAGGTTCAAAAGTTTTTAGATGATGTATCTAATCCAAATACTGAAGCAGGTAAAACTTTTATTGAAATCAAAAAGGCAGTTGGCGATACTATTCAAGGCGTAAAAGATTTCTTTGCTTTGTTTGGTGGTGGCGATGCTATGGAAGGTTTTAAGAATGTTGCTTCAACTCTAGTAAAAGCGTTGCCTGCCCTGCTCGCGTTGAAGGGTATTCTTGTTTTGGCTAAGGCTGGAACTTCTATCGCTAACCTTGCTAAAGCTGTTGGTTTGATACAGGCAGGTAATGCAGTTGGTGGGGGTGGTGCTGGAACTCCTACTGGTGTTGGTAAGGTTGCTGCTGTTGGTAAAACTGTTTTAGGTGCGGCTTCTGTTGTTGCTGCAACACAACTTGCTACTCAGGCTGCTACTGATGCTGCGCAGGAACAAATTGATCCACTGCTTAAAAAGCGTGGTATGCGAGCTAACCTCAGTGTTGGTGCTTTTAGTAATGGTCAAGCAATGGTTATCCCAATGAGTAGTGGTAGTGACCCATTTGCAGGGTTCAAGGGTGCTTTCGGTGGTGGTTCAACTCAAGTGAATATCAATGTTCATAATGCTAATCCGAAGGCTGTCGCTGATGCTTTGGCTAAGTATTTGAAACAGAATGGTCATACTACTTTAGGTCAGGCGTTGAGGAACTAGATAAATGCCTGTTCCTAGTTATGTTGTTGAGATTAGTTTTGGTTCATCAGGTTATGTTGATGTTTCACAATATGTGCAATCGGTAACGATTGACAGGGGTATTAGCAGGGTTTTAGAGGACTATTCGGCAGGCTCACTGAGCATCACCTTCGTCAACAACAATCGCGTATTTGACCCGCTAAACACTTCATCCCCGCTGTATTCGACTTTGTATGGTTATACGCTGGTTCAACCTGGCGGTAGGGTGCGTGTCAAAGCAAACAACATCGTTAGGTTTACTGGGTTCATTCAGGATTGGTCATTCACCTATGATCAGGCTGGTTTAGATGGTAAAGCTACTTTGACTGCGTTGGATGAGATGTATCGCGTGGGTAACGCTGTTTTTACTGGCGGTTATGCGTGGCAGGTTGAGTCAACTACCGACCGAATGCGCACTGTTTTGAACTATAACGGTTTTGGTGCAGCTGAATATAGTGAAATCAAGACTGGGCATACTTTGTTGGGTGCTGACCAATGGCAGGCAGGCGACTCAGTGTTGAGTTATCTACAACAAGTCGCAAGATCTGAACCAGGTGATTTTTATAGTAATGCTTCAGCGGTAATGGTGTTCAAGGATCGTAGTTTCACAAACTATAACTGGACTAACAGTATGCGATATAACTTTGTTGCTTACCCGCAGAGTTTGGCAGGCACAACTGCACCAGATACTACGATAAAGGATGATGGGGAAGGCACTTATCAGTGGGTTGTTTTAGGTTCTAGGGCTACCGCTACTGCAAGCCAGTTTGGTGGGACTGTTTTTGCTGGTGGAACTGTTGCTGGTGTTATACCTTCTGAGGATTTTATTGGTTTTTCTTACACTAATCTGAATCCTGCCCGCTATGCGAACACTGGTAATAGTTATGTGTTTAGTGGTTATTTGCGTGGCAATTCAGGCACTTATGATGGTTCGATACAGTTGCTTGATTCTGCTGGTGGTTTGATTGCGTCATCAGCTATTTCTACTGCTTCAGCGGGTTCAGCAGCGTGGACTCGTATTGGTGGGGTGCTAACTAATTCAAGCACTTCTATTGTTGCTGGTGTAGGTTTCTCGTTTGGTATTACTCAGGCAACCGCAACTACTGGAACAACTATGCGTGGCGAGGGTTTCCTTGTTGAGCCTGGAACAGCGTTTACTAACTATTTTGATGGCGGGTATTCGCCTTCAGTGTCCTCTGCTGGCACTGTGTATGAGGTGGCGTGGGCTGGCGATCCATACGCTTCAATGTCAGGGTTATTGACTTCAACTGCCGCTACTGCTTCTGCACCGGCTATCTTGTCGTTTGCTGATGTGAACAGTCAGGCTACGGTTGGTGGGACAGGTATTCCGTTTACTGAGTTGACTATCGCTTATGGTAGCGAGAATCTATATAATCAGGTGCAGGTTATTGGGGTGAATGCGACTGCAATCAAAAACGATACGACAGGGCAAAGTCGTTATGGTTTAAAAACTTATTCGCAAACAGATAACTTGACCACATCATTGACTAAACCTAGTGAGATTGCTGCGAGCCTGCTAGCTGAATGGCGTTTGCCTGAGTATAGGGCTGAGGATATTACTTTGGCGTTAGAGTCGTTGACTTCTGCACAACAAAATCTTGTGTTGGCTGTCGAGTTGCGTGATGTTGTTAGGGTTTGTTTCAAGCCGTCTAACAGTGGTGATGTTGTTGATAAGTATTATCAGGTTTTAGGTATTCGCGGTAATACTGATGTTGAGCGTGACAGTTTGACTTTCACTTTAGGCAGTTTAGATAATGCGCCTATTCGCTTGGATTCGACTTTGTTGGCCATCCTAAATACTGATACTTTGGGCTAGTAAACTAGGGTTTTAGGAGTCTAATTATGCCTACATTCAAAACTTGGTCAATCGGTGAAGTGTTGACTGCTAGTGATCTAAACACAGCATTCTCACCTATCCCGCTCTACGCTTCAGCTATTACCGCTCAATATACTGGTGGTGCTATTGCTGCTGATGGGACTGCTTCTGTTGCTATCGCGTTTCCTGCCTCTAGGTTCACTGTTGCACCTATCGTGACTGTTTCTACTAGCGATGCCCGTCTAACAGCGTTTATTTCATCAGTGAATGCGGGAACTGTGACTGTTGGTTTGCGTAATAATGGTGTCGGCAACTCTGGTGGAACAGTAACGATTTATGGGGTTGCCATGCAGTTTACTTCTGGAACAGCGGCAGGATAAACATGTTTACTTGTGAAACAGATGGTTGTAGTCAAAAAGGTATTCAGCATATACCTCATCCTGAAGGTGTAACTCTTTATTGTGGTATTTGTGGGTTGGAGTTGACGGCTAGTGACTGAACAAAACCCGAAGCCTACTAATCAAACTTTATTGTTGCAGATTGTTCGCGACATCGAGATTCTAAAAGCCAATTCAATACAGATTTTGCAGGCTTCACAAGATCATGAAACAAGGATTAGGGAGTTGGAGCGACAGTCAAATCGTAACGCTTGGATTCCCCCATTGATTACAGCTGTCGTAACTTCTATCGCAGTTTTTATTATTAGTAAAGGTTTAGGGTAATGATAAATCCAGGCACATACAACATCACTGTTTGGCAGGGCGCAGATTACGATAAAACTTTTACTGCTACTCAAGGTGGAACGGCAATCAACTGGACAGGCTACACCGCAAGAATGCAGGTCAGGGATTCCAGTGATGCCACCGCTACGCTTCTTTCTTTAAGTAATGGTTCAGGGATTACGCTTGGGGGGACTGCCGGCACTATCGCTGTTGCTATAACAAGCACACAGTCAGCTGCCATCAGTGCAGGCGCATACGCATACGATTTGGAACTCGTTTCATCAGGCAACATTGTTACTAGGCTTTTGCAGGGTGCGTTTATTGTTAGCGGGAATGTGACTAGATGAGTGATGTTATTGTTTCAACAACCGAATCGACAACTAATGTAACAACAACTAACGATGTTACAACTATCGCCATAACCGATACTGTTGTCGAAGTTAGTCAAGCAACCGCAGGTTTGCAAGGCCCTCCAGGTTCAAACAGCGATCCAATCTACATTTTTGTTCGCAATGCTACTGGTGCGCAACTAAATAAAGGCACTATCGTCTATGTTTCGGGTGCTAATGGGACACATGTTCAGGTCACGCCTGCTTCAGCTTCCAGTGATGCAACCAGTGCTAGGACTGTGGGTTGGTTGGCTGACGATATTGCGAATAATGCTTCTGGTTTATGTCAGATTGAAGGCTATTTAGAGAGTGTCAACACTCAAGCGTTTAATGAGGGTGATCAACTTTATTTATCTACAACAGCGGGAGGCTTCACAAATACTAAACCTCAAGCACCTACGCATCTTGTTTATGTTGGTGTTGTCGCTAAAAAGAGTGCCGGTAATGGCAAAGTTTTTGTTAAAGTGCAGAATGGGTATGAGCTTGATGAACTGCATAATGTGCAGATTATTAGTGTTGCTGATAAGAATCTGATTCAATATGATTCTGCAACTGATCTTTGGAAAAATGTTGCTGCAACAGCGATAACAGTAGGTTCAGCAATTGTTGCAGGAACAGCAAGCTATGCAACTAACGCAGGCACTTCTGTCTATGCGACAACTTCAGGAACAAGTGTTTATTCTGCACAATCAGGAACAGCAAGTTACGCTACCGCAGCCTTATCTGCAACATCATCAAATAGTGCCTATACAGCTCTAATTGCAGGAACAGCCGTTTTTGCTAATACTGCTGGAACATCAACTTATGCTTTGTCTGCTGGAACTGCTACCGCTTTGACTGGTTCAATTTCACGCAGTCAAATAACAGATTTCACTTCAGGGACTGTTGCTAGTGCAGATTATGCGACATTAGCGGGGACAGCAAGTTTTGCGACAGCGGCTTCAACAGCAACAAATGCGGGTGCAGCATCTAATGCACAATATGCGGTGCAGGCTGGAACGGCAGTAAATATTTCTGGGACAGTGCTACAAAGTCAAGTAACTAATCTGACTACTGATCTAGCAGGTAAAGCTAACCTGGCTGGGGGGAATAGTTTTACAGGCGCACAAGTTATTACTGCTTCAACGGCAACACAAATACCTGTTCAGGTTCGTGCAGCGGCTTCACCTAGCGTGAATGTTCAGGAGTGGGATAACAGTGCAGGGGCAGTGCAAGCAAGCATTGATGCTAACTTTAGGGGTAACTTCCCTAGAGTAACGGCAGGTTCAACAGCTGATCTAGGTTACGCAATTCTGTCAGTCAATACAGGCGCAACAGCAACAATGGGGCTTGTTGTTAGGGGTGTAGCATCACAAGGAACACCATTTATAGATATTCAAAATAACGCAGGAAACTCACTTTTTAGAGTAAATAACTCTGGTTTCGCTGCTGCTGCATTTGGAATTATTGGCGGTGGTTCAGCGCAGGCTTCAGGTGCAAACAACACGCTTTATTCAACTGGAACAGCAAGCGTAGGGCTAGTTGTTCGTGGTGCTGCAAGTCAAACAGCAAACCTACAAGAATGGCAAACAAGTAGCGGCGGCACATCTGCGAGAGTAGATTCAGGGGGTATTGTTTATGGAACACAAGTCAGAGGGCTTTCAAGTTTGGTTTTATTAACCGAAGCGTCAGGTGGCGGTTTAGTAACTTTGGCTAGAGCTACTGCAACACCTTCATCGCCTGGTGCAAATACTGCAAGACTATATTTTAGAGATGGCACGAATGCTAACACGCTGAAACTTGTTGTTAGGGCTGGTGCGGCTGGTGCTGAAACAACTATTCTAGATAACATACCTACATAAGAAAGATAAAAAAATGTCAGATTTTGAAGTTCCTGTTGAATACAAGCTGAACACTTTGAATCAGCGTTTAGAAGCGTTGAATGTTGAAGGTTGGCACAACGAGGAAGCAAAACTTGTTGCACAATCAATCGGTAATACTGATGAAGTTAAACGCTTGACTGCAAACATTGAGATTATCAAAACTGCTATTGCTGATGTCAAATCTAGGATTGCTGAATTAGGGTAATGAGTAGTCTGATACATCCTGTTGATCCGAAAACTATTTCTGATACTTTCGGCACTCTCTCGGAGCAGCGTAAAAAACTAGGTTTAGGCCCACATCGGGGCGTAGATTATGCAGTAAAAAAAGGGACAGCGTTGAAAGCTGTTGGGCGTGGCACGATAGTTAAGGTTTATCATTCACAGATTTTGGGTTGGACTGTCGAATTGCGTTGTTTTGTTACTGCAACAAAGATTAGGGTGTTCAGTTATTCGCACCTTGATTCGGTGTCTATTGTTGAAGGCACTAAAGTTAAGCAGGGCGATGTTATTGGTGTTTCAGGTAACTCTGGGGTTAGCTCTGGGGCGCACCTGCATTTGATGTGTGGCAAAACACCGCACCTGGCTGTAAATGCTGTTGAGGATCCGCTTCAATGGTTACCTAAGATTGGATGAATATGAAGGCTATTTTTGCTAGTTATGGTAGGACTTTATTGGCTACTTCTTTGACTGCTGTTTTTGCGGTAGGGAAACTGCCTTTTACTTTTACCCAGCAGGATTGGTTGAATGTTGCTAACGCTATTTGGATTAGCTCTATCCCTGTTTTGATACGCATAATCAACCCTAAAGACCCGCTAGGACAGCCTAAAAAAGACTAAACAAGTAGTTATCTGGGTTTTACGCTAAAAAGGCTTGTATGGGCGTTTTAGGGCGTTTTTGACCTAAATTATTTGCTCTCGTTTCAGCCTTTTACGCTGTTCAGGTGTCGTGCCACCCCAAATACCGTATTCCTCACGCAAACCAACCTTCAAACACAACGCTATGACTGGGCATCGTAAACATATTTCGCGGGCAGTTTTTTCAGCCATCCGAACCATTTGCATACTATGACTTGACTGGGTAGCGAAATCCTCTGGGAAAAACACATCAGGAACTTGACTACATTCGACACCACCGTTGTCCTCAATCGCTTCCACCAGTGCAGCCATTTCACGATCAGCTCTATCTTTACTTGTCAAAGCAGGTTTGTCAGTAGTCATACCTAAAGTGTAGTTATGACTCAAGAAAAACTATTCCCTTTTGAAAATGCAACTTTATTAGGCACATTTGAACACGACAGTGAAGCCTGGCATGCCAGCAGAAATGAGCTTGGTGTAATTTCAGGCTCAGAGATAGGCACAATACTAGGCTTATCCCCCTGGAAGTCAGCGTTTACGCTTTGGGCTGAGAAAACAGGCAAAATAGATAACACAATTGAACGCAGCATTCCCATGCGACTTGGACAATTAGTAGAACCTGCAATCTTCAAACTTTATTCTGAACAACATGCAGATCACATTCTCTGGGAAGGAGCATCAACCTATTCTCACAAAGAAAATTCTTGGGCGCACGCTAATGTTGATGGATTTGGTGTAGATGAATCAGGTCTTCCCTACATTTTAGAAATCAAACATAGCTCACAGTATTGGGATGCAGTGCCTGAGAATTATCGCGCACAAGTGCTTTGGTATATGTGGGTTTTTGATGTCAAGCGGGCAGTGTTTGCGGTTGTGAATGCTGGTAGGTATAAAGAGTATGAAGTTTTGTGGGATGAGTTTGAGTTTCAAGCAATCTTGCAACAAGTGACACGCTTCAGACAACTCGTGTTAGATAATCTTGAACCTGACTGGGATGGCTCGGATAGCACATTTGAAACAGTTAGATTACTGTCACCAGACATTCAGGACACTAAAGAGGAACTAGGGCAGTTGGGTGTCGAACTGTTCAACGCTAACTTGAAAGTCAAGGAAGCTGAAACACATTTGACTGAAATGAAATCGCGTGTAATGTCGGCTTTGAACGGTGCTAAATACGGCACGATTGACGGCAAAACTGTTGTCACACTATCGCAGCGTGGCGCAGGTAAACCATTCCTAACAATAAAAGAAGGTAACTGATGAGCGAAATAAAAGGCGCAAACATAAAACTAGGTGACAGTGTTCGCCTAGCAATACAAAAACCAAACCAGATAGCAGTCACAGTCGTTCAAGGCGTATGTGAAGGCATCAGGTTTTGGAAAACAGATGAACTAGCAATTCAAATCGAAGGTTTAGATGACTGGATATACTTAGACAATAGTGTGACAGTGCAGGTGCTATAAATGCCTCAATTCAATTTACAAGATTATGAAACAGTAGCTGACAGGCTAAAACGCGCACTCAAAGACCACCCCGACCTGCGTATCGTGACACACAACATCACACAACAACACGACAGAGCAATAAGCACTTGGGTTGTCTATACAGAAGTATTTTTGAACGCTCAAGATCAAGCAAACAAATGCCCTAAAGCAACAGGTTTAGCATTCGAGGTTGATGGTGTAGGTATGGCACAAAAAACAAGCGCCCTGGAAACCTGCGAAACCAGCTCAATCGGTAGAGCCTTAGCCAACATGGGATACTTTGGCGACAAAAAAGCCAGTCGAGAGGAAATGAGTAAAACACTCAAACCTGCTACACCAAAAAACTATCAGGCAGCATTAGAAAACATCAACGATTTAGAGGGTTTACGAGCCTTATACTTAGAAGCAAAACAGGCGAAACAATCGAATGAATTGCTTGACAAGATTAGGGCTAAAGCAGATGGACTTACCGGAAACACTGGCAAGGATTAGGCTTCTCGAAGCTAAAGAAACCGAGCTGTGGGAACTCATTGTCGCCTACCAGGGTTCACCTGTCACTAAAGCCGAATACATCAACGAACTCGCCGACATAGCGTTACGCAAAAAAAAGTTAGAAAACACGCTAATAAATTAGGTGTTTCACTAGGTTTTGTGGTTAGATACTTTCCATAGGAGGGTGTCTATGACAATACAACTAGGCAAATTCGACTGTTCAACTGGTCATTCCAATCTGCTTTATCGTAACGGTGACTTGACTGTTCGCACAGCTACTGCTGCCGATAAAACTTTTATAGATAAATTACAAAAAGAAAATTCTTATGCCGTTGGGTTTATTCAGGCAACAGTATGGGATAAATATGTTTTTGGTGGGGAACGAAATTTTGTTGTTTTTATTTGCGAGAAAAATGCTGACATGGTTGGCTATGTTTTGCTCACTCCAGGTCGAGCAGTCAATACCTATGCAAAAATACAGCAGATTGCTGTGCGAGAGGATGCTAGGCGATTAGATTATGGTTCAGCATTATTAGCTGTTGTAAAAGATTTTTGTAATACTTTCGGCAGATTAGGTGTAACGCTTCGTTGTCGAGTGGATTTAGAATCAAACTATTTTTGGAAAGCTCTAGGCTTCCGCTTATACGATGTTTGGGAAAAAGGCAAAATCAATCATGTTGGTTTCAAGGCTTCAAACGACATCAATCTATGGTCAATCGACTTAAATGATGATTTTGAGGACTTATTTGGATGGGATGAAACAACAAATGGTTTATTCATTCCAGAAAAGATACAAAAACGAAAGAAAATAAACATGGAGGGCATAGTTGAGCCTGGAACTAATTAACTGTTGGCGATGCGGTATCGCAGTCGATATTGAAGTCTATAAGAAGCGTGTTCAACGCAAAATCCCCGACCCTGACCGGTGCGCTGACTGTTTCGACACAGATAAAGCCATGAAAAACACTTGGACTTGGGTGCATCCAGTGTTGAGAAAGATTGTTTGCATACCTCATAAAGGGGATGTTGATGACGAGTTTAGGCCACTGAATAAAGCAGGCAGACTGTATATGCCTGGTGAACGCATTTGTGGGATGAAGGATTGTGTGAAGCGCACACATCAAGTCAAATACGCTAACAAACTGGTTGCTGATCCGATAGAAACTATTTTGGCGTTAGCTGAAGCGCAGCAGTATGAGAAAACCCCCCTAGTCAAAGGAAACTAGGAGGGCTACTGAGAGGGGTTCAGTAGATTTGAGTTTATCAGGTTTTAGGGACATAATAGGTCGAATGAGAGTGGAGGTTTCAGTTGGGGTATAGCGAGATGGATTGGGTTTGGGAAAATAGTCAAGCCTCGAAAACAGATAAGTTGGTGTTGCTTGCTATTGCCCGCAGGTATCGGGTTGGTGTTGGGGCGTGGCCTAGTCAAGATTATTTGGCTAAACAGTGTGGTGTGAATGCTCGATCTATTCGCAGCAGTATCGCCAGGCTTGAGGCGTTAGGTGAGCTGGTTTGGAAGTCCGGTAGCGGTAAGTCAGGTAAGGCTAATACTTATTTGTTGCCGAAACTTGAAGGTGCAAAAACTTCCGCATTAGATGCAAAAACTTCCGCTGAAAGTGCAAAAACTTCCGCTGAAAATGACAAAAACTTCCTACCATTAAATAAACAATTAAATAAATTAAATAAGGCTGACGCTTTTTTTGTGTTTCTTGCTTGTTTCCCTGATCGCACTGTTAGTGATGTTTTGGTTTATCGTGCTTGGGTGAAGGCGCTCCTAAAGGTCGCTAGCGAGGATGTGTTGATTACCGCTGCGCGGGCTAATAAGGAAATGCTTGAACCAAATGCTTGGTTGAACTTTGAGAAGTGGCGTGGCATTGATGATGGGGATTGGATGTTGAGGGCGAGGTGAATATGCGTTTGCGTTTGGAGCAGGGTGTTTTGGGGGGTGTGTTGCGTTTTCCTAATGTGTTTGAGGGTTTGCAGTTGTCGGAGGTTTTGTTTGATGATCCGTTGAATTTGCAGGTTTTTCAGCGGATTAAGGAGTTTCGGGGTAGGGGTGTTGTGCCTGATGTTTTGTTGGTTGCTAGTGATGTTGCGCCTGCTGTTGCGGTGAGGGTGTTTGAGTGTCAGGCTGAAGCTCCTGCGGTTGAGTCGAGTGTTGTTTGGTATGTGCAACAGTTGAAAGCTATTTGGGCTAAGTCGCGTTTGGGTGTTTTGGGTAGTCAGTTGGTGCAGGATAGTGATAATCCTGATGTGAGTGTGACTGATTTGGTTGGTGTCGTTCAGGGTGGTTTGGATGTTGTTGTTTCTGATCAGTTGCCGTTGCAGGTGGTTTATCCGCAGTCGTTTATGCAAGAGTATTTGAGGGTTATGGGTGAGCGTGTGCCTTTTGTGCCGACTTGTTGGGGGAAGTTGAATTGGTTTTTGGGTGGTTGGCGTGATAGTGCGTTTTATGTTGTTGCGGGGCGACCAGGTATGGGTAAGACGATTGTGTTGTTGCAGGCTGCTTATCAGCTGGCGTTACAAAATAAACATGTGCTTTATTTTTCGTTGGAGATGCCGGCTATTCAGTTGCAGCACAGGATTTTGGCTCAGGTGTGTGAGATTGATTATGACTTGATTGCTAATGATGATCTTGATACTCCTGAGTTGAATGTTGAGAATCGTGAGGTTAGGGATTTGCGTAGGAGCATTTGGGCTGCTGAGGCGAGGTTGACTGATAGTTTGGGTTTTGTGTGTGAACCTGTTTTGACTCCAGCAAGGTTGAAGGCTTATGTTGCTAACGCGAATGTTAGGCGTAAGGTTGATGCTATTTTTATCGACTATATCGGGTTGATGGATGATGATGTGAAGCATAGTAGTAAGAGCGAAAAGATAGGTTCGATTAGTCAACAGTTGAAGCAGTTGGCTTTGACTTTGGATGTTCCTGTTGTTTCGGCTGCTCAGTTGAATCGTGAGATTGAGGCTCGTGGTGGGAATGCTAAACCTCAGTTGTCGGATTTGCGTGATAGTGGTTCGATTGAACAGGATGCGGATGTGATTTTGATGATTCAGCGTAAACAGAATGAGCAGGATAAACGGAATAATCCTGATGGTAATGGCACTGATTTTTTTGTTGTTGTCGCTAAGAATAGGCATGGTAGGACTGGTTCAGTGAAGTTTAGAGCTGAGGATCAATACAGCAGAATAGTTGAGGTGTAAAAATGGATGACTTGTTTGATGAGGCTTGGGGTTTCGATCTTGTGAGGTCGAATGTTCCTTTGGAGTCAAAAGTGGTTTTGGATGATATTACTTTGGAATTGACTAAGCCTTTTGATTTTCAAACTGATGGGGTTAGTAGGTTTTACCCTTATTTAATTCCTGATGGTTTGCCTAAGCGATTTGCTTTGGGTGTTATTGTGGGTGGTTCGGGTAGTGGTAAAAGCTCACTGCTGAAGCATTTTGGTCAGGTTAGTGAGGTTGTTTGGAATGATGGCAGTATTGTTTCAAATTTTGGTTCGCCTGCTGAGGCTAGTGAAAAGTTATCAGCTGCTGGTCTAATGTCTATTCCTGATTGGGTGAAGCCTTTTAGTGTTTTATCTAATGGCCAAAAATTTAGGGCTAATCTTGCTCGACAACTAGTTTCAAATACTGTTATTGATGAATTTACGAGTGTTGTTGATCGTAATGTGGCGAAGGCAGCTTCAGTTAGTTTGTCGAGGTATGTGCGGTCAAATGAGTTAGAGAATATTGTTTTGGCTACTTGCCACAGAGATATTTTAGAGTTTTTGCAACCTGATTGGGTTATTGATACTGATAGAGGCCAATGGGCTTCGGGAAGGTATCTTCAACAACCAAATTTGGTGGTCAAAGTTTATGCTTGCTCAAACTCCATTTGGTCAACCTTTGCTGAACATCACTATCTCACCGAAAAAATCAACAAGGCTGCACACTGTTTCGCAGCAGTTTGGGAGGGACAGTTAGTGGGTTTTTATGCTGTCTTGGCTTACCCATCTGGCACAGTGCGTAACGCTTATCGTGGCCATAGGTTAGTTATTTTGCCTGAGTTTCAAGGGTTTGGTTTTGGTCATTCTTTGGCTGAGGTTGTTGCTCAACATTATGTAGATAATGGTAAACGCTTTTTCGCTAAAACTAGTCATCCTCGATTGGGTGAGTATCGTGATCAGTCGCCTTTATGGAAGGCAACCAGTAAGAATCATAAGCGTAGGACTGATGTTAGTAATAAGCATTTGACTAGATGGAAAATGAACCCTAATCGTTGGAGTTATAGTCATGAATATATTGGAGGTAGCTGATGACTTTAAATGAGGCTGTTTGTCGGAGATGTGGCTGGAAGTGGGTTGTGTCACCTGATAAGAAGGATGATAAGACTTTGTTGTGTAAGTCGTGTCGTGTGAAGCCTGCGAAAGTGATTCAGTATGGGGTGTTGCGGTGTGAGCCTCACAGGGGTCGTGTGAATGATGATCTTGAGCCGATTGATGATGCGGGTGAGTTGGTGTTGCCTGGTGTTCGTGTTTGTGGGCATAAGGATTGTGTGAACCCGAAGCATGTCGCAAGTTAGTTGTAGAGTGAAAACATTCAGCTAGTGAATATGGAGGATAAGAATTATGGCTGTTGTAAAAGTGTCGGGTAAAGTGTCGAAGGTTTTTGGTGCAAGCAGTCAAGGACTTGCGTTGACTGAAACCTTTAAGGCTGCTAACGGTGAGGAATATTCTAGGCAGTGGAGTGTTTGGTTTGCTGTTGCACATAACATTCCTGAAGGTTCAGAGGTGACTGTGTTTGGGCAGTTGTCGTATAAGATTGAGGATTTTGAGGGTAAAGATGGTAAGCCAGGTCGTAAGGTGAAGCTGGATATCAATAACGCTCAAGTTGATAAGCCTGTTGCACCGGTGGCTGCGGACTTGCCTTTCTAAATTGGTGCGCCAGTGGATCGTTGGCTATCTGTTTGGGTTGCTGTTTATAGCTAACGCTCTAACTAACGAGACACCTCTATCAGCTTTGAATTGGTTGGTGGGGGTGTTTTGTTTTTTTGTGATTATTGTGAATTGGTATGGCAAAAAGTAGGTTTAGTTTTACTGTGTTTGGGGTTGTTCCTGCGACACAGGGGTCAAAAAAGTATGTAGGCACTAGGCGCACAGCTTCAGGTAACAACATCCCGCTTATTGTTGAGTCTCATCCAGGTTTACCGAAGTTTAGATCAGCGGTTGCTGATGCTGTTGTTGAGGCTATTCAGGCGCATGACGACTTTGTTATGTTCACAGGTGCGGTGAAAGTTATTGCAACCTTCTATTTGCCTAAACCTGCTTCGTCTAGGGCTGTTTACCCGATAAATCAGCGTTCAGGGGATTTAGACAAGTATTTGCGAGCCTTACTGGATAGCATTACTAAGGGTGGGGCTTGGGTAGATGATTCTCTGGTTGTTGAGGTTGAGGCCTATAAGTTGTATGCGACTGGGGATTCTGGGGTTGCAGTGACCATTGAAACCCTATAATTTAGGGGTTTTTTGTTACCTAAAAGTTATCAATAAATTCGTGTCGAAATGTTGCTCGAACCCCTTGTCGAAGTGTAGAGTTTATGTATAGGCAACAACGCCTACATAAACAAAGGAAAACGAAAAATGACTAAGCAGCAGATTTGGGAACTAATCGAGATTCACCAGTTGTTGGCTGACACTGATAAAGCGAAAAACATTCAGGGCTTTGATGCTCTAACAGCATTCATTGAGGATAACGCTTTTACTGTTGAGGAGGACAACTAATGAACATCAATATCAAGATCGACCCAACGGCTTTCGGCAAGTCAGGTTATCTGGCTTTATGCCCTTACTGTCTAAAAACAACTGAATACTTTATTTGTTGTGACGAATACAAACTCAATGTTGTTGATGCTTCAACGATTGACGAGTTGTGTGAAATCTATGATCTGAACGCTGAACAGCGTTGGCAACTATTTTTTGACTTCGATGAATGGGAGTCTAGTCAACCGGACAAGTTTGAGGTTGCGTGTGATGCGTATCGTGCCTGGTGTAAATCAGGGAAAAACTTCAAGACAAGTCAACATTTGTTTGATGCTTGGGATGCAGCTGTTATGGCTTATGCTGAACGCTATTCAGTAACTCGTGCTTTCGCTGTTGACAAGGTTTATCGTGAAGTCGAAGCCGAATATAGGGATGAGCGTGTCAAATGAAAAACATTATTTTGTTTGTTGTTGTGACTGTGATCTTGTTTGCGTTGAGTGAGGCGATGCATGCCGGAAGTTTGTTTGCTCAAGGCGTGTTGTTCACTGTTGGTGTTGGGTTTGTTGTTTGGTGTGTGAGGGCGGTGCGTGATGTGCGATAACTGTGCTGAAGCTCGCAGGACTGCTGAACAGGTTGCAAGCGACATGTCTAGGGCTGAGAAGTCGAGAGAGTTTTATCGTAGGCAGGGTGAGTGTCGTGAGCGTGAACGCATTATCAAGCGTATTAGGGCGCAGATTTGTTTTGATGCGTTAGCAGATCAAGAAGGCAGATGCTCAAATCATTCAGGTAAATGTTTCGAGTTAGGTTTGTTAGTCAAAGAGCTAGAGGAGGCTAAATAATGACTATTCAAGATGTAATTACTGAAGTTGTTACTAAAACAAGCAAATTGCAGGACACTGCAACCAGAGTTGAACTAGCAAAACACCTTCAGAGTATTCTTGAGTCACCTAAATTTAAGGCGATGTCAGCGTTAGATGTCGTGCAACTAATGTTGGCCAAACTCAGGGAGAATCACGATGAGCAAGCCTAAACACCGTAAAGATGACTATTTTTATGTGAACAAAAACTTGTTGTTGCTGCTAATCAGTATCGTGCTAGTTGTTATCGGGTTTTGGGTGGCTGTTGAGTCCAGTCGGGATTGTAGGGTTATCGAGTATCAAGATTTGCAGGGGACACATAACATGACTGTTTGTAAAGGAGGCGACAAGTGAGCTGTAAAAACTGTATTGACGATGCGTGTCAATGTGCCAGGACTGAAGCAGTCAACCGGTTCAGTAAAGATTATCGGGCAGGGCTAACACAGGGCAGGGCTGATGAGGCTACTAGAACAACTGATGCGCTTATTGAGTTAGAGCAGAAGGGCGTTATTAGCAACGATCAGATGCAAGCAATCCTCGACCTGATTTTAGAGAAACTGACTGATGTTATGGACATTGACTGATGTTTGAGTTGCTTGTCGCTTTGCTGTTGATAGCTGTAATCGTGTTTGTGTTGTTGGGCTTGTTTAGCGTGTTTATCGCTTATCTTACGCAGGCCAGTTATGTTGATCCTTTAGATGATGATTGGAATGATGATGTTTAGAAAACTTGGGCCTAAACGCTATTTGGCGGGGTTTCAAGATGGGACTACTGCGGGCTATGAGTTGGCGTTGACTCGTATCGAAGCGATGCTACACAGCGAACTGAAAAAACTTGCTCAATCTAAATTCGAGGAAAATAAGGAGGTTCGTGTGAAGGAACTTGTTTGGGTTTTATCTAAAGTGAAGGGGTTTTATCGTGTCGCAAAGTAAAACTATTCAGGAAGCAGTGTTGTTGCTGCGTGACGAAAACCTTGTTTGGAGTAGTGACATGGAGGATGTGAAACTTGAATTGGCTATGCTGTTAGAGGTGTCGGCAAGTAATGACATGACTAGGTTTATAGCTGAAGGTTTAGCGAAGCGTATTGTTTCGCCAGGCACCGTGTATGACCCGCAACTTGAAAAGAGATAACATGCTTGATGACCTGAAACTACCGGCACGAAAATTCACTTGCAAAGTGCGTTCAATCAAAGAAACATTAGACACTAAAGATGCTGCAATCTTTGAGAACAGTGTCATGGATCAGGCTTGGCCACTAACTGTTTTGTCGCGTGAGCTAAACAAACGCAACATCAGTATTAGTGACAACAGTATGCGTAGGCACAGGCTAAAGGAATGCTCATGTTGGAGGACTTGAGTAAACCTGCCGACAAGGTTACTGTTCCTGAAGGCTGGAGTCCGAGTATCGAGTTTGATGCTAACGGTGGTGAGGCTACACTTCCTGCTGTTGAGGGCGATAACCCGCTAGACATTGAAGGTTTCCTGCGTGAAGCAGGCATCAACCCTGACGAGATAGAAATAGTAGGCGAACCGCGTATTAGTCGTTGGCAAGTCGCCAGACCATTCCCATTAGAACCGGCATGGCATACAGCTGTTCGCATCAGATGGCGTAGGAAAGGCGCAAACATTGATTTGCCCTTACTGTATGCGCTTGCAAAGAAAACTAAACCAGTAATCCCTAAACCAGTCGCATCAGGTAAAGCATTGGTTGTGTTGTGGAGTGATTTGCAGGTGGGGAAAGTAGATTATAGGGGCGGGGTTGAGGCACTTATCCATAGGGTTGCTGAAACGCAAGTCAAACTGCTCAACAAAATCAGAGAAGTGAAACCTGAGAAAATCATTTTTTGTGATGTGGGCGATACTATCGAAAACTTTGTCAACGCAGCCGACATGCATCAGCTACAAACAAACGACCTCAGTATCATGCAACAAGTTGATTTAGCGACAAGCCTGGCTTGGGATGTGCTAAAAAACATTAGCAAGCATGCGCCTGTCGTGTATCTAACTGTTGGCAGTAATCACTGTCAATGGCGAGTCAATAAACAGCGTGTAGGTAAAGTCACTGACGATTGGGGTATTCACATAGGTCGCACTTTAGCTCGTTTGAGTAAAGAGGTAGGTTTGCCTATCGAGTTTCGTGAACCTGCACAACATGACGAATCACTGGCATACGACATTTTTGGCGACAAGTTTCACATTCTAGGGTTATGGCATGGGCATCAATCACCTCGACCAGATCAAGTGCCTACATGGTGGAGGCAACAAGCAT